CTGCTGGTAAAGTTAGTGTATTTGACGCACCCACAGAATGAGCTTGTGCAGTTAGTGTTTGTGCATGAGCATTACTAACTTCACAGTAAAATTTAATTTGTGATGCTGATCCACTATTAGATCTAAGGTCAATTAATCCACCTTCAACTGTAAGATCATCACCTACAGACAAATCTGCACCAACTGATGCGTTACCACTCGCATCTAAGAACACTGACTTAGATGCTGGTATTGTACAAAAAATTGTCTTTGTACCAGAACTAAAATTAACTGCATTATCACTATTTGAACTACTTATCACTGTTGTTCTAGCTAAAGTAGATGAATCGCCATTCAGTGTTCCTAATCCTACCTCAAATTCTGATGTGCCAGGTAGTGTAACTGCGTAGTATGTTGTATTAGAATTACCAACTCCAGAACCAAAAGTCTCAAAACCTGTAACTGCACCAGCTAATGTAAGTGTGCCAGTACCAGTTGTGGTTGTTGTTTCTTTTACTCTGTCGTTTAATACTAATGCCATTATTTAAGCTCTATTGTTAAGTTACCTGCATTAATTCTAAATATATCACCACTTGCAATTGCTTTACTTGCATCTAATGCTCCAACAAATAATATATTACCGCTAGTAGATGCGTCTGCAAGAAACACATGTGTAATAGTATTGTTTGTACCACCAGATGCTGGGAACTCAATATTGGCGGCATTGACTGCTGTTTGTGTGTCTGTTGAGTCTGCACCTATCGTAGTCCAGTTCGCTGCAGTAACTTGTTGTCTTGCATAGTTTGTAAAAGTTGCTTCAGTTAAAGATCCAGTTTCTGCCGCACTTACTGCCGTTGCAAGTCCTACATAAATACTATCTCCAGGGGATGAAAAACTAAGAGAGTTATTTTTAAATATAAAATGTAATAATCTTCTCTCTAAGTAATTGGTTGCTGCATTTGCTGTTGCCATTTTCTACTCCTATGTTCTCGGTCTGGCGGGTAAACCAACTCTGTTTGCGTCTGTGTTTTCTCTTGCTTCTCCTAAATCTTTCAAGCGCTCCATGTACTGCAAGTATGTATTATTATAGTTTTGAATAACATCTGTCTCGCCCTTCATAAAAGTATAGGCTTCAATCAAAGATCCGTACAACAAAGCAAAAGGAGCATTAGTGCTAATCCAAGTGGTACCACTATCAGCCCCTGCTGTTATACTAGTGGGCCTATAATAGTAATGTAATTCTATTGTGTAATTACTATTTGGTGTTGGCGCTAACATAAAATTGTTTTCATCAAATCTTGCATAATATTTTGGAAGTCCAGTCGTTGAGGCTGCTGGCGTATATTCTCTTAAATAATTAACATCTTTTTGCAGTAAAAAACTTTCAGACCCAGCAGTTGTTATTTGTAAAGAAAAAGATGCAAGATAATCACTAGGAACCGTTAAAAATTGATCTGATGAAGTCAAAGCACTCGTTACATTTTTTCTAAATATATCTAGATCTACACTTTTAAATATTTTTTCTTCTGCTGCTTTTATAAAATTATTTAAATTGTTAACAAAAGTAGTTTCACTATTATCTGTGTAATCTTGTATTGCTGTTTTTAATGTTGCTAACGTAAAACTCATATCATGCACTCACCGTTGTTGGCCCAGCTGTAGCTCGACTACCGCCCCCTACAATACCTCCTATTGTAGCCGTTTGTCCATTAGCTGTAAATGTATAAGTATCTGTTGTTACAACCGTAATACTGTAGCCAGCAGATTGTTCTAATACAGCCTTTGTAAAACCATCAAAGCCATTCACTGTTCTAAATCTAACAGTGTCACCCGTAGTTCTACCGTGACCAAATTCTCTTACAGTTATTACGCCTGACCCTGAAGAACTAGATATAAAAGGATTTAAAACTAAAAGAACTTCTACGTCATTCTCTGTTCTGCTAGGCCTAGCATCTCGTAAAGCCTCAACATCTGAAACAGTTCTAAAAGGGCCTAATTGGGGATGTTTGGCTTCAAATTCATCAGGACCCACTAAAGAACCGTTCCATTCCTTTTTTAGATCACGGTATCTATATTTCATACCTGATCTATCCGATATACCAAAAGCGTGTTTACCTGTTGCAAATCTTGCCATTAATTAGACCTCAAATAAGCATATTGTGGACTTACAGTAAAGCTTGATCTATCACGATCTTCTCCCATCGCTCGTTCAAACTCTTCCTCGTAAATAGCTTTTAACATTTGTGTTCTTTGAGGTGCTTTTTTCAAAGAGAGATAATAGGCTAATCCTGCCGTTAAACATGGGTAAAATCTAAACGGAACATCCATAGTATTAACTTGAGAGTCTACGTCTTCAATTCTTGTCAAAGCATCATAATGTATAACATCTGTGCTGTTCTCAGGGGTAGGCCATATTTTTAAATTAGGAGTTATCTGACGATCTAAAAAAAATTGTGTAGGTCTACCTGTGGTGCTCTTGTTAGGAACAGCTAAATCATCTGATCTACTCACTCTATTCATAGAAAAATCTGTGCTAGAACGTCTTACAACTAAATTTAAAATATCTATTACGTCTGTTGCTAAAGAATATTCTCTAGTTCCAGAGGTAAGAGCTTGCGTTCTTTGTGTTATAGTCCATTGATTTAGACCTCTATTCGCCCACTCCGCAAACATAAGGTTCAAAGATCTTCTAGCTGTAGTTAAATCATAACCTGTTCTTATCTCTAAACCACATCTTTCATAGGCTTCTTCTACATATTCTGCGGCATCAGGTTCAAAATTTGTTGAATTAGATGTTGCCATATCATGTCCTTACTTTTGTTTTCTTACGCCTATCAGACATAACAACACCACAACCTCTTGCAACAATAGTTCCTTTTTCCGTCTTACCGTTATAAGGTCTTTTAGCTTTAGTTGACGTTATCGCTCCGCCTGATCCCATTTTTTTAACCTTTGCAGGTTTAGTGTTTGCAACAAAAGTTTTACCTTTTGCGCCTTCTCTCTTCTTTTTACGAGCTGTTGCAGCTCGTTGTGATTTAGTTAAACTGTTGGCTTTTGATCTAGGCAAACACCTATCAGGATTTTTTTTATCCTTTGAAGTCCCACATTTTCCCTTGATTTTCCCATCAGTTCCTATGCGAACCCAATCTTGTTTTACCCAATCTTTAAGTGCACCCATTACTTTTTACCTTTTGCGCCTTTAGCATAATTAGGATCTTTACAATACTTTGAAGCAGCCATATTTGCATATGCGCTTGGATATGTATCAAAAGTTCTTTTAGCCCAAGCTTTTCCAGCAGGACAAATTTTACTTCCTTTAGATTTTTTTGAGGCAGCTCCACCCCTTTTAAAATAAGTAACATTTAATTTAGAAGGTTTGGGTCCTGTTCTTACTACAGATGTCATGTTTTCCTCGCTTTCCTAATCTGTTCTTTACCTTTTTTAAAAATATTAGCCACTTTATTTTTTTTCATAACCTTTGCTCTTTGCTCACCAACAGTAAGTATTTGTATCTTTCTCGCAAATGGTTTATCAATTCTTTTAACTTTCGCAACTGTTGCTCTTGCGTCTGCTTCTGTGGCAAACTTGATACTAACGGTGTCTTTTGGATTCTCATCCGTGTATAATCTTCTACCCGAACCTTTTGGTTTTTTTCCCGTTCCAACTTTAGGATCTTTTTCTTTTGCCATTTTTTAATAATCCAGATAATACTTTCGATTGACCCGCGTGAGCTTTTGAAGCTTTTTTTAATTTATTTGCAACTGTTTTAATTTTTCGTTTTGCTTTTCCTGTTAATACCATTAGTTACTCATCCCTATAAATATAGACACAATTCCTATCAACTGTAAAACAGCTCCAAAAATAATAGCCCATATACGAGCATCAATCTTATCTATTTGTTTTTGTAAATGCGTTAAATGATTGCTCTCAAGACGATCTATCGTACCTTCAAGAATAGCCATTCTCTTATCTAAATCATGCATAAAATCTTTTTCTCTTTTAGTAGCCATCAACACTTCCACCTTCTTCTAGCTTGTCTCAAACGACTATTAGGATTTTTAGCGGCCTTTGGAAATTTTTTCATTTGTCCTGCAGACCTAGCACAAAAAGACTTTCTTCTTTTTGCATCCTTGCTACCTTTTTTTACTTTGCCTGTAACAGCTGTTTGTAATTTACTCCCAGGATTATCTCTTCTATACTTTGCAACACCTGCCTTAGTCATTCCCGCCCCAGCTTTAGTAGGGCGGAAATATTTTTTAGTTTTAGGCGGCTGTTTGTCTTTTTTCCTAGCCATTAGGATAAAAACACCGTCAATTTGTTACTACTACCAGTAAAAGCAGAAAGATATGCACCGTTCTCAGCTAATATACCGTTGTCTGGAATATTAAGAGTGTGTAATCCAGTAGGAAAACTTTGTGCAATCAGAGTAGATCCACCATTGCCATTTGTTATGGTAATAGCTCCAGCAGCATCAGCAAAAATAACAATTTGTCTTATTCTTGATCTTGCAGGACCTATCAAAGCAGCAGACGCTCCTTGGTTAACATTAAACGCTTTTACGTCAGATCTTGTTCCTACCATATCAAACTCCTATTAATATACAGAGTATTCTA